AGCAGATCAATAGTGGCATGAACCTATCCGATATCGCCTCTCCGTACATGCAGCGTGCGCAGCAGCTGCTTGAGATGGGTCCTGGATCCGTCAATATTCAGACACCTATGATCAAGTCTGCGTTGCAGTATACGCAGGATGGGCAGCCTACGGCTATGCCCATGTATGATTTTGAGAAGCAGGTTCGTCAGGATCCACGGTGGATGTCCACCGACAATGCACAGGACGCATTTATGGCCAATGCTCATCAGGTGTTGGTAAACTTCGGCTTTGAGTACTAGGAGAACCTATGGCAACAGCCCCGGGCCAGCAGGCTCCCATGCCTTCTGGTGCGCAGTTCTCTGGTACCTCCAATGCTACACGTGCTGCCTCCGCTACACACACCTATACCATTAAGGCAGGCGATACGCCTGCTACTATCGCAGCCAGGCTAGGTATCCCAGTAGCTACGCTGTTGAAGTATAATCCGAGCATTGAGCACAACGGCAAGCGAGTTCCGCTTGTTGCAGGCATGTCCTTGTCCAATGGTACACTGTACTACCCGATGGGAAACTCGGGATCACCTGCTCCAAGCAACCTGTCTCCATTGGAGCAAGAGCTACAGGGTGTTCCTGGACAGGAACGAGATGCCTATGCTGCGCTCACCACGCTGTTCAATTCGTATGGACTGGGCTCGCTAGCCCCGAAGATTCTTCAGTATCTTCAGAATGGCTATGGGAGCGACACCATCACGGTGCTGCTTCAGCAGACACCAGAGTACAAGCAGCGGTTCGCGGGGAACGATGCCCGTACCAAGAACGGTCTACAGGTTCTGACACCTGCCGAGTATCTGTCCACAGAGGCATCCTACAAGCAGCTTCTTCGGCAGAATGGTCTCAGCGACCACTTCGATAATCAGTCGAACTTTGCTGAGTGGATTGGCAAGGACGTGAGTCCTACCGAGTTGCAGGATCGTGTGAACATGGCTGTCCAGGCCACGACACAGGCACCACCTCAGGTGACCCAGTACTTCAACCAGTTGGGTATCGGCACTGGTGATCTGGCTGCCTACTTCCTCAACGATCAGAACCCAACTCCAGCCCTTCAGCTGAAGTTGAACCAGGCTCAGATCGGTGGAGCAGCACTCCAGCAGAACCTTCAGATCAGCGCAGCTGACTCTTTGAAGTACGCCCAGATGGGTGACACTTACCAGCAGGCACAGAGTGCATACCAGCGTATCGCTGATATCCTCCCAACTGCACAGAAGCTATCCCAGATCTACAGCTCGCAGGTTCCCGTCAACCAGCAGACTCTTGAGCAACAGTACCTTGGCTCCAGTGGCCAGGCACAGTATGCTGCGGAGCAGCTGGGCAAGCAGGAAACAGCAGCCTTCTCCGGTGAGTCCGGAGTCCAGAAGTCCTCGTTCCAGCAGCAAACTGCTGGCGCACCAGGGTTCTAGTTTGATTAGTTCTATTGATACACCTTCGGGTGTATCAACTTGGGCCTTTAGTGATAACGGAAGCACATCCGGCTTGCACCCGGAGGGTCGGGGTTCGATTCCCCGTTGGTCCACACCGATACGTCTTACTCAGCAACGTGTTCGTGTATACAGTCTGAGACATCATATCAAAGTATCCGTCAGGCATCCCCGGCTTGGCGCGGCTTAAAATGGGAGTAGCAAGGAATGACTAACGAGTGGGAAGACCCTAACGAGTCTGAGGGCATGAAGAACATGCGCAAGCAGCTCAAGGAGCAGGCCAAGCTGATCAAGCAGTACCAGGATCAGCAGGACCAGTACCAGCAGCAGATGCGTGGAAGTGTTCTAGCTCAGGCCCTAACCAGTCGTGGCCTGGATGCGAAGGTAGCCAAGTTCTACCCTGCGGATCTAGGAACGGACGATGAGTCCGTGGACAAGTGGTATAACGAGAACAAGGATGTTTTCGGGAAGGTACAGCCCGTAAGCACTTCTGGTTCCACCGAAAGGGATACCACACTTTCTGATGCGGAGCAGCGTGGTTACCAGGCCTTCAAGGATATGGAAGCCTACGACGCCCGTACAGTTCAGGACTTTAAGTCCCAAATGGACCAGATCAAGATGGATGGACCCTATGATGGTGAGCGTGCAGCAGCCGAGCTGCTTGCCCTGCTCCAGTCTAACGGGGTGAACATCTCCTCTATGTAAAAAGGACTAAGCCAAAATGGCTAATGCGTATACATCCACCAGTGCGGTGGCTGCGCTTGTCCAGACTGCATATGACCGACTGGTTGAATTCCAGCTACGTGCTCAGCCGCTCCACCGTGAGATTGCTGACAAGCGTCCTGCACAGCAGGACAAGCCGGGTTCTTCCGTCGTCTTCAGTCTGTACAACGACCTGGCGACAGCTACCAGCACTCTGACTGAGACTGTTGACCCTGATGCGGTTGCTATCGGTAACCCTTCCACGGTCAGCGTGACTCTGGCTGAGTACGGTAACGCCGTGCTTCGCACTCGTCTGCTGAACCTGTTCAGCTTCTCCGACATCGATCCGGCTATCGCCAACATCGTTGCGTTCAACATGGTTGACTCCATTGACGCTGTGGTGCTGAACGTGCTGATCGGTGGAACCAACGTCATTCGTGAGCAGGGTGGCTCTATGAGCCTCTCCGGTGGTGCCAACGGCTCCATCACCTCGACTGACATCATGCAGTCCCGCGACGTTCGCGCCGCTGTGACTAAGCTTCGTACCGGTAAGGCTATGCCTCGCAAGGGCAGCCTCTACTGGGCTGCGATCCACCCGGAGGTTTCCTACGACCTGCGCTCTGAGTCCGGAACTATCGCTGGTTGGCGTGCACCGCACGTTTACTCTGCGCCTGGCTCTATCTGGGCTGGTGAGATCGGTGAGTATGAGGGTGCCTACTTCGTAGAGACTCCTCGTGCCTTCAACGACACCACTGGCTCCGGTGCAACCCGTGTCTTCTACACCCTGTTCGCAGGACAGCAGGCGCTGGCTGAGGCGTGCTCTGAGGACTTCCACGTGGTGATCGGTCCCGTGGTTGACAAGCTGATGCGTGCACGTCCGATCGGCTGGTACGGTGTGGCCGGTTGGAGCATCTACCGTCAGGCGGCCCTGTACCAGGTCCGTACGACTTCGAGCATCCACACAACGTAAGGTTAAGATGGCTACAATCAAGTTCTCCGCGACTGCGACAGCCCCAGCGGCAACCTCTATCACTGTCCCGTTTGGTGGTAGTCCGGCCGTGGGGGACTTGATTGTGGTCTTCCTTTTCGTTGACAACGAGATCATCACTCATCAGCCAGGGTGGGCAAGTGAATTCACAGCGACTCCCAATCCATGGTTCGAACTCGATAGTCTTCGAGCACCAGACAGCTCTACCCTCTCCGGATGGTATCACACCTGGAACGCCAGTGACAGCGGAACTTCCGCCACGTTCACCTTCGTACCAGCGCCGACCCTTGGTGTCGGAGACAAGGATCTCCCCAACACAAATGCTGTGGCTATTGCTGTTGTCTTCAACGGAGCCAACTCCACTGCGCTATTGGAGCACAGCATCTACGGATCGGGGCAGGACCTCGTCCTGAACACCCTGACATCACCGACTAAGAAGGCTGCAAGCCTGAACCTGGTATGTGGTGCTTCGAACAACTCTCTTGGTCCCTGGACCAATAGTGATGGCAGTGCCTCCGCTGTGCAGTCTGTCACACTCAATGCTGGCGATGGCCTTACTATGGCTGTGTGGTCCAGGCCTTCCACGCCTGCTGGCTATCGCACCCGTCTCACGCTCATTGAGTTTGATGGGGCAAGGTCTCTTCTGACAGAGTCTGTCTCGGTGAGTGACAACCAGCCCCAGCTTTACAACCCCCCATTCATTGAGGAGGGTCCAATGGGGCAGAACATGCTAATGTTCCGTTACCGTATCAATCGTTTCTTCACCGTTCTCAACAACGGTGGAGTATTCAGCGCCCAGCGCTATCAGTCTACAGATCAGATTGCAGCAGCAACCCAGGTCTTCGTGAACAACCAGCCGATCACTTCAACTGATCGAACCAACATTCTAGCCTCCGGTGTCGGAGGAGATTTCCAGGCGGTAACATAGTGGCTGCCAATAAGAAGAAGCCAGTCAAGTCTGCCAAGCAGATCACTCAGGTGAAGAAGGCTGTGCCCGCTGTTAAGAAGGCCACTGTCAAGAAGGCAGTAGCTAAGCGTACAGTCTCTCCGCCTACTAAGGGCAAGAAGCCAGCTACAACTGGCAAGGACATGACCCGTATGGGTCCTACACCACGTCCAGGTAGCCAGTCGATTCCTTACCAGGGTCCTGGCCCAATCGGATCAGGAGTATTCTAAGATGGCTGGAACTCCAGGCACTCCTCGTTTCGGCATCAATGCCGACCAGACGCCTACTAAGACAGGTGCTGATGGAACATCTATCATGACCCTGCCGAAGAATGGCAACAAGTGGACTGAGACCCACTTCATGTACAACCCTGCTCAGAAGTCTCGCGCTATGGGCACCACTCGTGGTGCTGATCCGGGCCACGATCCTGAGTATGTAGAGCACCAGGCCAACTACATGTGCAACCATGATGGCTGGATGGGTGGAAACACCACAGTGATCAACCTGGATGAGCGTAAGGTTCTTACAAACACCCTTTATTCCGTTGAGTGTGAATGGGCAGACCCGGGCACTGATGAGACCTCTGCCAACGGTTGGGCACCCTCTCAGACTCATGGAGCCTTCGACTAATGGGCTACGACAGCTTGTATCGGGAACGTGCACACCTTGCCTCCTTGGTGTCTCGCATGTATCCCTCTGAGTGGTGTGTGGATGAAGACAATGGTGAGGATTGGAAGATCCTCTATGTCCACACACCTGAAGGCCAGGTATCCTGGCATATCGCTTCTATTGACTGGGATCTCTTCGGTCATGTAACTAAGAGCAGCCGTGCTGCTAATGAGATTTGGGATGGGCATGACGCGGATGAGAAGTACCGTCGAATCGGTTTGCTCTACAGGTTGCCCCACCCAGGACCATAAGTCCTACGGTGAATGCATGCGCTCTAAGCGCCAGATGGTGGGATTCGCCCGCAGTGCCTACGGTGCTGACAAAACCAAGGACAACCTACACGAGCGGGAGCTGAGCCTCTACCGTGAGCTACGAGCCCAGGGTATCCAGCCTGATGGTACAGGAATGGCTAAGCTCAAGTTCGCAGAGCGAATGTCAGCGGAGACCGGTATGGCCTATGGTCGTGACTTCCAGGTTGCTCCGAACGGCAAGGGCGGTTATGACGCCGTTTCAAACGAGACTGTCAAGCAGGTGACTGCTATGGTTGATCAGTCTTCCGATATGCAGACTATTCGCGATACCGCGAAGGGAATCATCTAATGGCATCCGCAGCTCCGTTTCTCCACTTCCAGAACCAGACTGCCACCAACACCGGACTGGTGCTCGACCTGGACACTGGCCTTGCCAGTGGCACTTGTCAGGTTACTGCTAGCACTGGAACCACTGCTGGTGCTGTCACTGTTCTGGGCTCTGTAGATGGGGTGAACTATGTTCCGCTCAACAACGCCATTCTCACTGGCAAGCTTGGGGCGGGAACCACTCTGTCTGCTGGCATTGTGAGCTTCACTGGACCAGGCAGCGCCTTGGTTTCTTTCTCTAACGCAGGTGGCGCGGTGCGCTTCCTCCGTGCTGATGTCACTACCACCATGGTTGGTGGTACCGCTACCGCCTGGTCTCTAGGACGATAAATGCCAACACTTCAGAACCTGGTTGACCGTGTTCGTCAGGAGCTTGCAGGCTTCTCCCAGAACCAGCAGCAGTTCACCTCTCTTGCTGCGAACATCAACAACTCGCAGACTTCCTTCACCGTGGCTGATGCCACACAGGTTTCGCGTGGAACCATTGAGGTGGACAATCAGGAACTGATGCTTGTGCAGTCGGTGAACCAGACTACTAACACAGTGAATATCTCATCCTTCGGCCGTGGTTATTCTTCAACCACGGCTAGTTCCCACCTGCTCGGAGCCAAGATTGAGAACTCTCCGATCTGGCCGACAGTTCGACTGACAGAGGCTATCAACGATGCCATCCGCTCCGTCTACCCCCAACTTTGGGCGATCAACACCGCGTCGATCCCCAAGATCTCCGTCGTCTACGAATATGGACTCCCCGCCGATGCGGAGGAAGTCATCTCGGTCCAGTACCAGCTCATCGGTCCGTCGCACGTCTGGCGGTTCGCGCAAAACTGGCGCTTTGTAGGACAGGCCAACATCGCCACTGGCGAGCTTGGCTCCACTGGTAAGTCTATCTTCATTGGTGATGACGTTGTGCCGGGTAGGCAGATCTTCGTTACCTACCGCAAGGAACCAACGGAGTTGGTCAACCTTACAGATGACTTCGCTACGATCACGGGTCTTCCGGCTACTGCACAGGATGTCATCGTGTATGGCGCCTGCATGAAGCTCTCCCCCCAGCTTGAGGGTCCACGTCTCTCTATCACCTCTGTAGAGGCCTCTGAGCGTGCTCAGTACACGCAGCCTGGTGCTGCCAGCAAGGTGTCCCAGTATTTCGGCCAGCTCTATCTACAGCGCCTGGAGCAGGAAGCTGCGAAGCAGCGTGACCGTTTCCAGATTCCATCCCACTTCGACTTCTAAGGGTCAACATGCCAACTGGTCAGCAGTATGCAACCAACGTGCCCCAGACTTTCATTACTTCGGGTATCACATCGGTTGCCACAACCATGCCGGTGGCGTCTACACTTGGCATGCCTGCCGTTCCTTTCACTGCGGTCCTTGACATTGGCCAGTCGAACCAGGAACCTGTAGACGTAACCAACATTGCCGGTCTGAACCTTACGATCACTCGTGCCATTGATGGCACAACAGGCCTGGCCCACAACGTGAACGCCACGGTGACCCATGGTAACATTGGTCGTGACTTCCGAGAGTCACGCTCTCACATCGATGCATCCTCTTCCCCGGATGCATCTGGCCACGCTGTTCATGGTCTTACTAGTAGTTCGTCTGTGGTGGGAACCACAGACTCTCAGACACTGACCAACAAGGTCATCAGTAGCGGACAGTACACTGGTGCTCAGACTATGGGCTCTGGTGCTTGGTCCGGCACTGGCAGTGTCACAGAGGGCTTCTTCCGTTTCACAGGGCTCACAGGAGCTACAGCCCAGACTAGCGGTCTCGTGGGTGCCTTCAGCACAGCTGCCTCTACAACTGGTCCCTCTTCGGGAACATTCAATACTGGTGACATCGTAGTTGACACTACGTTCAACTCCCTGTGGATCTGCACAGCTGGTGGAACTCCCGGAACATGGACACCTCTTGGTGGTCGTGTGAAGTTGGGAACAACTGCTCCGACTGGTGCCTCTACCACAATCAACGTTCCTTCCTGGGTGAACACTATCCAGGGTGCATACACTGCCCGCACCAACAATGCTGCAACTGGTGGTTTCGTCAACCTTCAGTTCAACGGTGACAGTGGAAACAACTACGCTTGGGAAATCGTCCTGGCGAACACTGCTACTGTGAGTGGTCAGAACAGCGCTGGCGCTGTCAGCATGATTCACATTGGTGCCAAGACAGCTGCTAATGATACGGCTAACTACTTTGGCTCCGGTAGCTTCTGGATCCCCAATGCTCAGAGTACATCTATGTTCAAGTCTGCCCATTCCGGATTCAATGCTGTTGGATCTCCGACTAACGGATTCGCGGGAACTATGGGTGGAACGTGGGCTAGCACAGCCGCTATCACTAGCGTGACCCTCCTGCCGGATGCAGGAAACTTCGTAACGGGATCTTCCTTCACTCTGTACGGTTTGGTCTAAGGATTCACATGGGACTTACCAGCTTTCTCCAGAACCAGAATGGCATCCTTCAGCCAAGCCCCGCCGGTATTCTCCCTCTGCCTAGTGCTCTCGCAGCTCTGTACCAGCGTACCGATATTGCATATGACTATGCTCTTGCGGGTATCCCGTTCATTGGTGGTGAATCCCTTCGTGGATCCTACTTCCGTAGGATCTATCAGCGTACCTTCTCTCCGATCCGCAAGGATCAGTTCGACAACCAGCAGGTACCCGGAGAGCAGTCCATCTGGGGTTGGTGGCTCCGTAGCCAGAGCAACTTCAGCCAGGGAGCAGGAACACAGTTCCTGGACACCACGACAGATCAGACCCTTGGCCAGCGATACTTCTACTCTGAAGGTGTGGACATGCTGTCCACCCCTGGGCAAATGAAGCTTCTCCAGCGAACAGTTGCGAACACGTTCACCGGTCCGCTGAAGCTGCGAAGCACACAGCTTAGTGGCCAGGATGGTGTCCTAGCACTAGACATCGGTGGAAAGTCTCTGACTTTCCTGGGCACAAGCACAACAGCTTATGTGATGCCTGGTGGACTTACTGGCCTAGCTAACACATTCACCGATGATGGAACCAACTACTACTTCGCAGACAAGACAGGTATCTACAAGGGAGTCATTGCGACTCCTCTGGTGGCAGCTACAAAGATCTGGAACGTCTCGTCTGCTTCTGCCAACTACGTTCTTGGGTTCGTGAAGGGTCGCCTTGTGGCGGGCATGGACAACAACGTCTATGAGCTTGTAGCCGGATCGCCGCCTACTCTACCAACACCCAAGTTCACTCACCAGAATGCTTCGTATGTCTTCACAGACATCTCGGAGATTGGTCCGGCCATCCTGGTAAGCGGTAATGCAGGTGGCGCTATCAGCCAGGTGCACAAGTTCACGCTTGACTCTGGTGGAGCTATGCCAACGCTTACCTCCGGTATCGTAGCTATGCAGATGCCTTATGGTGAGAAGATTCTATCGATGTATGCCTACATTGGCTACTTCGTGGGCATTGGAACCAACCATGGTTTCCGTGTTGCAGAAGCTGACATCAACGGCAACATCGTGTATGGTCCTCTGATTGTGCAGGATCCCACTAACGTGGGAGTCCAGGCTATCGGTGGTTATGATCGCTTCATGTTCATTGGCAACCAGGGCAACAAGCTTATCCCTCAGCCAGGATGGGTGAACCCACCCGAAGCCTCCAACCATGACATGATCATGCGCATTGATCTGGGTGTGCAGACTTCCACCGGTGGACAGCCTTACTGCAATGACCTGATTGGCGACCTGGCTGTCAGTGGACAGCCTGTGAACAGCATTGCCCCTATGGGCACAACCTCCAACATCGCTTTCGCTGTAGGCGCTTTTGTCTACACACCAGACCTGACCCGTAAGCAGGGCCAGCCCAACGAGAGTTCTGGGTTCTTCTACACTCCCAAGATTCGATTCAACACACTTGAGCCTAAGCACTTCAAGTTTGTCTATCTTCGTCATCAGGATATCCCTGATGGTGGTATCGATATCTATGGGCTTAACCCAAGCCTGACTTCTCCATCTACTATTGCTATTGGTATCAATGGCTCTAGCACTAGTGGCGCGGCGCAGCCGTTCACGATTGGTAATATCGGGAATGCTCAGGAATGGTTCCAGTTCAAGTTTGTAGTCCATCCAGGAACAGGCGACGTTAATTACAGTCCTACCATGAATGGATATCAGCTGAGGGCACTTCCGGGTGTCAGTCGCCAGATTATGATCGAGATTCCGCTGCTCTGCATGGACAGTGAAACCGATCGAAATGGTATCAAGACGGGCTATGATGGCTTCTCATTTGAGCGTATCCAGGCTCTGGAAGCTATCACAGCTTCCGGAAATGTAGTGCTGCTTCAGGACCTGAATTACAATACCAGTAATCTGGTGGTAGTGGACAACTACACATTCGAACAGCAGTCTCCTGAACTGGCAAAGACATCAAGTGCGGGTAATCAGGATTCCAATGCCCGTGGTGGCTATATCATTCTTCAGTGCCGTGTGATCTCTTAAGGAGGATCCGTGACCCTTGCAGCCTTCTTGGAGATTCTTCTGGCTGTCTGTTCTCTGACAGCTGCTGTGGTGGTTGGGCGATCCAGCGTTAAGAAGCATCTCATTGCAGATCTTCAGGCCCTCGTGCTGGTCCACGAACAGACCATTAAGCAAATGAAGAAGGATGGTGCCTTGAAGGATGAACGCATTCGCGTTCTAGAGGAGACAGTCAATGGATACGCCGAGCTGGTTCGACAAGGATATCTCACTGGGGGCAGTGGGCCACGAAGTAGAAACCGTTCAACTTCTGCTAAAACTCCCTAGGACAGGAAGACTAGATGAGGACACACTACGGGCCATCCGGGGATGGCAGCGACTCCACAGACTCCCGGCCACGGGCGTGGTTGACGCAGTCACAGCGCGAACACTCGGTGAACTTCATTGGGTCGCCGATCCAGAGGCTGATGGCCGACGCTATTCGGGAAGCGGAACGGATTGGGTCCGATGGGATGGTTCGAGCGCTTCCAGGACATTCAATCAGCTACCAGGATTCTCTGACGATGTTGGGTTTGGATGACAACACTTAGACTCCTACACGAGTGGTGGGATCAGATCTGGCCCAATGTCGTAGTGGCAGTTCCAGGATTCCTGTGGCACCACCGTAGGATTAAGAAGCATTTGGAAAGGATTCTGAAGTGACCATCGCTTTCCCTGACATCAGTTCATATGAAGATGGTCTGCGTCTTCAGGGTGGAACCGTTGCTGTAATCGCCAAGGCGACAGAGGGTAACTACTACAAGGATGCAGACTTCTTCAACTTCAAGGAGCAGGCGCACAACGTAGGAGCTGTCTTCTCCGGCTACCACTTCCTCAAGGCTGGCATTGATCCAGCTGAGCAGGCCAGGTACTACCACGACTTCGCGGGGAACATTCCTTGCATGTTGGACGTGGAGACTGAGGGAACCAGCAAGCCTGGCGTGGATGTAGTCGTTGCCTTCATTGCGGCTCTGAAGGCCCTTGGGGGCCGTGTGTGGGGCGTCTACTTCCCTAAGTGGTACTGGGAGCAGGTAGGCGGGGATCTGAACCGTCTGACGGCCGCTGGGGCCATTCTGGTCTCCAGCTCCTACACCACCTATTCGGACACAGGTCCTGGGTGGGAAGCCTACGCCACTGGACAGCCAGCACCTACGGTGTGGCAGTACACCAATGCTTTCAGCTACGGTGGCCAGTCTGTAGACTTCAACGCCTACAAGGGCACTGTTCAGCAGCTATCCGATTTGATCAATGGAGACACTATGGATCCTAGCACACCTCTTACCTTCCCAGCACAGGTCACTGGCTGGTACCCGGATCTCGCCAAGGATGGCGGAACATGGACTGGTCAGCAGAGCTTCAATGACCTGATCACCATGATGGCCGGACGCGTTGGACATATCGTCCACGTGGTTGAAACTCTTCAGGCAGAAGTGGCTGCACTGAAGGCTGGTGGCACTGTCACCGGAGCACCTACGGCTCAGCAGAATGCTGCTGAGACCCTGGCAGAGCTGAAGGCGCGTCTGTAATGAAGCGACTACTGCCCAAGTTCACCAAGCACGATCTACAGACTGCGGGCGTCATCTTCCTGACTGCCTTTGCAGGAGCTGTGGTCAAGGGCGGCTCCATCAGTACTGCTCTGATCCTATCCGCAGCCATTGCCGGAGTCAGCGCAGTGGTTCACACCTATCTAGGAAAGGGAGCCTAATGTCTGGCTTCGATGACGTCAACTTCACTACTACAGCTACGCTGACCGCAGCGTACACGGTCACTGACAATGACTACGTGATCCTCTACGATCCGACCAACGCCTACGTGATTACCCTACCAGCTGCATCCGCAGCTCGTAAGGGCCGTCAGTTCACCTTCATTCAGGTGGTCAGCAATGCTGGCCAGATGACCCTGAAGACTGCTGGTGGAACCATCAACGGAACCGCTGGTGGTACTGGTATCGCGGTGACCGCATCTAAGATCGGTCAGTTCGACGTGTTCTGTGATGGAACCAACTGGTGGGGTGGAAACTCTACCTCTGGCCTTCTGTAAGCAATAAGATTAGCCCCCTCCAATTGGAGGGGGCTCTCTTTGTTTCAGCAGCTAAGATGACATTTGTTGCCATGTTCAAAACAATGTGTAGTTGTTGTGGGAGGAGTGTGCCCACTTGCGCATCCGCTGCACCAGCAGTAGCCACTTAGCTCGCAGCTAGCTGCACTGTAGATGACAGTCGTTGTTGTGCTCGTTACAGTGTACGATGGTCTTCCCATCGGAATGGGCTCCACGCAGACATGGCTGGCAACCACAGGAGTGTACGCTAGGACACCCAAACTGCATTCCATTCTCAAGAGGCGCATCCTTGGATGGGTCATACGGAGCTGCATGCTTGGGACGGCGCTTCATTACTCAGATCCGCAGGACTTGTTTCCGCAGCAATTGGGGGTTAGAAGACAAACCCCGCAAAGGCACTTACAGCTTGTACCCTTCACTTCAGATCCTTCCGTGCTGGAATCTTGTCCGGTAGAGCACGCTGCTCTACAATGGGAGTAGTTGCTTCCTTGGACTTCTGAACGGCCTCCTGAAAGGCCTTCTCTTCATCCTTCTTCATGAGCCCCATCAAGGAATCGAACCCTGATCTACTGTTTACAAGACAGCTGCACTGGCCGTTGTGCTAATAGGGCATGAAAGCCAGCGGCAACTGGCTTTCGGTCAAACCACCGAGGTTGTGCGTCGGAACGGTGGGACTTGAACCCACGATCTCTCGTGTATCAGACGAGTGCTCTAACCAGCTGAGCTACGTCCCAGGGGTGGATACCCGGAGTTGAACCGGGA